AATTGTTGCAGTGGGCAGTGGCGTCCAAGCCAGCAGCTATTAGTCCGACCATTTACATAGCACTGCCCACACGATCACTTGTTTTTCTCTTGTGGAAGTTCCCACGTTTTGATGTCAGCCATGACTTGGCTTTCTTTTACGTCCAAGTAATGAGCTATTTTTTGTATTGTCACGCCATCTTTTAGCATTCGATTAATTTGCTTGGCGCGGACCGATGCCCGTTTAGGCCACTTGTAGGCGTTTCGGTCATTGATCTTTGTTGGAGTTTTTGGTTCACGCATAGGCTTTGGTTCTGCCTTTACTTGCTTCTTGTGGTTCTTCCATCCTTCCTGCTCTCGTTGCAGTTGCATCATTGTGGCTAGTTCTTTTTCGGTTGGGTTCCGATTCTCTAGCTTCTTAAATTCCTCAAACAAATTGACCATTAATCCCAACGAGCCTCGCCTTTCAGGACAACAGCGTCCCCAACAATACCTGTGCCACATAGCTTTGTAGCCTCGTCATTGAACGGCAAGCCGTCGAGCAAGCCTTCCTCATTGACTAGGATTTGCCAGTCTTGATGCGTGGGGGAATGAACCATTTGGACCAGTCCACCTACGAGTTCTTGGGCCTCTTGTAATGAGGGCCGACGATCTTCGAATACATGAATCATATCTATCTCCTTCTTTGTAGATTGGGATTTATACCAAGTATTCCCATACGACGCAAGTAAAAAGTTAACCGGGAGCGCCCGGCAGTTAACCGTAATAACCCGAACAATTTATCGTGTTAGATGTTATCGCGCCCGGTTTGACGTTCGTATTCTCCGCGAGACAAGGGTCCGTCCATAGTCCCAAGCCACTTCTCTTCGCCACTTGTTGTCAGCGCGTACTTGCGAATCATGCCTTGCTCCATGGCTTTAGTCACCAATCCTTTAACTGTGGTGCGCTGGCCTGCATTCTTGAGAGCGATAATGCATGGTTCATTAGGCTCTGATTCTTGAACGACATTGTAAACGCCATCGTTCTTGCCATCATGGGTAAGCGCACGACCTTCGTTCTCACGCATACGGACTAGATCAACAAGATGCGCGAGGCGATCACGCTGCGTCTGAGATAGGATAAGCGATGCGATGTCCACGCTACGATCTTCAAGCAATCCTGTGTCTGGATTACGAATGAAGTGACGGATTTCACGATTGGCAGGACCGTTGGATTTAACGACTGCGCCGTCAAACACACCGTTTCGTGTATATGGAATGTTGAGGTCACGACAGCGTTGCTTGGCTGTTCCCTCATCGACAGACCAGACAGCGAATGCCGAGCGAACGCCATCAACGATAGCGGATGTGCCGCGAATAAGATTTCGCGCTTGCTCTGGTGTTGTGACTGGATCGTTGTCTCTGATCTTCGCCATGTGGTGGTTGACCATGACAGTTGCGCCTGTCTCTGTTGCCATCTGTGCGAGCAGACCCATGAATGCAGCACCCGCTGCGGGATCAGCGTTCACATCTGCGTGAACAAATGATGCGAGCGGGTCAATAACGATGAGCTTAAGATTATCCATCTCTAGCATTTGATCGTAGATGCGAGAGAAGTCTGGACCCACTTCGTAAGAGTTATCGACCTTCATCATGATTGGGAATACGCCGCCGAGGTTGGGCAATGGTAGAACGCGCAGCTTGTGATCGTAGTGTTCACGATAGCCCATGGGATCAAGACGAGAGATACGTCTGTGCATCTCGTCCTTGTCATCCTCTGCGGTCAGGATGATTGCATCACCGTGCTCTGCGACTAGGCCACCGAATGCGTTTTGCATAGATGCGCCAGAGGCGACCTTCATGGCTAAGTCGAGCGTCATCATACCTTTGCCCGAGTCACCTGCCGCTGCGAATACCACTGGCACACCAAGGGGCAGCGTGTCTCCGATAAGAAACTTTTGCTGTGGTGGCGAGCCAACAAAGTATTCGTTGACCAACAGACTATTGTCTAAAAGATTGATCGGCTTTTTTACTTTGTTTTCATGGCTTTGCAAGAAGTTGCTAACGCTAAATTCTTCTTCGATAGCGTCCGCTGCGTCCCACTTTTCAGGCTTCGACGCAGGGATGTGCAGCATCAAAGTTGACTTTGCCCCTGCTTGTTTCGCCTGCGCTTCTACGATCTTTGCTAGGCGTTTGCCTGCCTCATCGTTGTCAGGCCAGAGGATGACTTCTTTGTTGCGCAAGGGGGAGAAGTCAAATTTATGCGCGGTGTTTTCGGAGAGCATGCCCGAACCACCAATGGTGCAGGTAGCTGCATATCCGAGTTCCGTGAGTGCGTCCGCGCACTTCTCCCCCTCGACCCAGATAACCTTGTCGGCTGCTAGGATGTCGGGTATATTGTATAGGGGTCTAGGTTCGGGTAAACCTTGACGACCATTCATGAACTGGCGGAATTGCTTCTTAGGCTTTCCAGAGTCATTCCGAACAATTTCGCCAGTCTCATCTCTATCAAAGTATTTACGCACAGTAACGAGCACTTCACCGTGTTCGTCGGTGTAGGTGTACTCATCTTCGTAGGGCGTGTTTGGCCCAATCTGCTGCTTGACTGGCTTTTGTTCGGGTTGTTGAAAGCCGTTGGTAGCTGTGGTGTTTGTGACCTGAAAGTTCTGCGGATTGTTATTGAGCTTTACGATGTTTTCAGGTGGGGCCACATAGTCAGGCGTGAGGTAGGATTCAAAGTAATCCGCAACCTCTTGCATTGTCCAACCGCGACCTTCTTTTAGCACTTTTGAAATGCCGCCTACACCGTCACCAGACTCAAAATCTTTGCCAGACATGAACCATGGACTGTTGATGTCGATATTAATTCTTAGCGATTGACCCTTTTCACCACCCAGTGAGCCGAGCATAAAATCATTCCCGCGAATCATTCCCTGCGGGTACGTTTCTATTAATGCCTGCCGCTGAACACTGCGTGGAACTTCGCGAGAAATACGCTCTGCGATGTCTTTTGATGACTTGCCAAACCTTCCCAAACTCATTATCTTGTCCTCATACCCAAACGATCTACTAGATATGGGGTGATGCTCTCCTCGCATTGCCCCATTTTTTTATTCAGCCCAACAAGTATTCTGGTATTCACAGAATTTGCAGAGAAAAAAATCTTTGCTTTGCGCTATTCGAGGCAGCATGTCATTGGCTTTTGCAGCCGTCAATATATTTACTGCCTTATCGCTCGCTTGCTGTGCGAGCACAGGATTGTACGGAACCAGTTCGTAGTAGACTTCTGATGTATTTTTATTGACTACGGTAAACAGCGCGGGGTTGTCCGTTAGCTCCATGTACGTTTGGTATAGCGCAATCTGTGTTGCGTATGTTGGATTTGCTTTTGCTACACCATGCCGAACAAATGATTGGAACTTTTTATCGTTCGCTGATTTGTTTTCCCACAGGCATGGGTAGTCCATTTCAACTGGACCGCCACATAGCACACCGTCGATGTGACCTCTGATTTCGCCGTCAGCGATTGAGAAACCGAACTGTTCGCCGTTCTTATCTTCTGTGCGCAGATCGAACCCTGCGTCACGAAACCACTTGGCGACATAATCTTCGATGTGATGACCGAACTCAAAAATGCGCAGCGTTTGTGCGCTAAACTCTTTCCCTTCGTCTATGGGATGGTTCAGGTAGCGATACTGTATTTTGCGCGAGCATTCATCACCAATGCTTGATGCGCCGATATACTTGCGGCGTTCGCGCTTTCCTTCTCTTGCAACAATCGAATTGTCGATTGCTGCTTTGATGTGCTCCACTGCGGGATCATCAATCCTAGAATGGGATTGAAGTAGAAGGCCAACTGCCTGTTGACTTAAAGTAGGTTTCTTCGAGCTTTCCAATGTTAATCTCCGCTGCTAGACGTTCTGCTTCCTGTAATCCAAAGATGAGTGTGTGGACTTGATCTTCTGTTAGGTCAGAGAATCGGGTGTCCCACCCAAACTTTCCAAGTATAAATGCCAACTCTTCGATTGGCTTTGGTGCTGCTGGCACTGTCAATGCATTGTCTCCCTTCCTGTTGAGCCGAACAATTCTATGACTTCATTGATTTCGTCCGGGTCTGCATCTTTGTTTCGAAAGCCGATGTTCAAGACTTCTTGGCCTTCGATGATGACTGTTGCTGTACCGAACAAGACAACATGTTCGGCTTCTTCTATGTGATCTTGAATGACCTCATTGGCTGCTTTTTGAACTTCGGCAATATTACTGGGATCATTGACCCAACAAACCATTTCGAACTCTGATGTTTCGACGTTTTCATCGTCTTGTTCAGCAATCATCAGGTACATTTCAAATCTCGGCATTCGGCTTCTCCACAATGCGTTTGGCTAGATCAGCGATTAGATTAGCCGTTGCTCTTGTGGTTAACTCTACATGACCGACCTCTTTGCCGTCTACCCACATGTAAACGACAGGTCCGTCAGCCCCATCTCGTACTGTAATTAGCTTTATCATTCTGCTGCCTGTTGCATGATTTTTAGTTGCGCTTGATTGTAGTGAGCCTTGTAGCGATGCTCGGCCCATAGGAATCCAAGAGCGCAGCTTGCGCGATACTTGGTCCATGAGAAGTCCATGACGTTTACCTCGACACCTGCATTTCGTAGCAATTCGATTTGCTTTG